GAACATGGAGGTCTCAAGGTAAAAATCACACTATAACTAATGAAGGACATATAACAAGGCAACTAAATGATGAGATGTTGTGGAGTATTGAAATAAATTCCCTTAAGGATTTAAATAAATTTATTGAAAAGTATGGTACCATAATTATTGAAGGCCCAGACAATAAAAATAAAGCACCAATTATTACTATATATGATGATTATATAGAATAATTAATTTACATAAAACTAAAAAATATGACACCCAAAGAAAAAGCAAATGAATTAGTAGATAATTATTGGCTAATGGATAAAATAAACCCATTTTTATCTAAAGAACAAGCCAAAGAATGTGCTTTGATTGCAGTCGATGAAATTTTAAATTCAGTGCCATTAGAACCAAACTTTGCTGATTGGGATGATTGTGGCGGAGAACATAGATATTTCTACGATGCTCAAAAAACACACGCACATTATTATTGGCAAGAAGTTAAAAAAGAAATTCAAAACCTATGACACCGAAAGAAAAAGCAAAAGAACTTTTTACGCATTACCACAACCTTATCCAGGACATTGGCGGAGAACTTGGACAGGAGATTCTTGTATCTATCCTGGCAAGGCACTGCGCTCTGTTTGCAGCAAGGGAAATGTTAAAGGAAAAGTATAAAATTAAAACAGCCAATGGCTATGATGAGTATTATTATTGGGAAGAAGTTGAACACGAATTAGAAAATTATGAGGAATAGAGAAGAATATAACGCATACATGAAAGCGTACCAGCAGCGAAAGCGTGACAACATGACCTTTGAGGAATGGAGAGCATTTAGAGATAAAAACAATGCTTACCATAAAAAGAGATATGATAATCGCACACCAGAGCAGATTGAAAAAAACAGAGAATATCAGCGACATAAACAAAAATTATATTATTGGATGAAAAACAAAGACAATGAATCTGACAAAGTACCAACCACACAACCAGGATGAACAAGCCATCATTGAATCAAGGCCTAACAGAATAGCCAACATTGAAGCTAAAGACGCATTTAGGAATGTATTGAATGTTATTAGCAGTCTCTTCCCTTTGCATGGCATTGATGGTGATCTCACATTTTACAGCACAGTTACAAAAGAAATAGTAAAAACCTTTGGGCAGATAGCTGCTAATGAAATTGAAATAGCTTTCCGCCTCTTTGCTGCCCAGTCCCTTGACCTGGATGATGATGTAAAATTCTATGGTAAAGCAAATATGCACACTATTGGTAAAATACTAAATGCCTACCTGATCTACCGGAGAAAGATAATCGCAGCTCACGACAATGAAGTCGCTGCCCTCCGGCACAATGCCAACATGGAAGAGAAGGCAAGAAAAACAAGGGAGGAGTTATATGCTAACTTTCCTACTATGCTAAAGGAGTTTAAAGGGAAAGACTTTACAACAGTGCCATTGTATTGGTATGATATGTGCGTACAGTTCAATATGATAGAATATGAGGAGGGAGAGAAAAGAGTATTGTGGGAGGAAGCGCAGGCACTGGCATTAAAAGAGCCACCGGAAAGCATGGATCTCATGAGCATTAGAAGCCATGCAAAGAAAATAGAACAGGGCAACACAAGAAGAGCGGTAGTCATTGCCCAGCAACTGGCAGTGTGGAGGAAGGTGCTAAAGAGATAAGTAACTGGTTTAAAGTGCGTTTGATGGTGTGGGGAATTGACCTCACACTTTTTTTTAAATTATTTTTATATTTTTATATAATTTATATACTTTGTATTTATTTTATTTGTATCTTTGAAAGGTCAACAAGACAAAAGCATTCATCACAAGAAAAAACAAACAAAATGATTAAGACAACAAGAATAGGTGCAGGTTTTTACAAAGGACAATATAATGGTATTAATTTTTCCATTGTAAAAGCAGAAGCTAATTATAATACAAAAAATGAATCAGTTTGGTATTGGCAAATAGGTAATAAAGTATATGATACTTACAATAGTAAAATAGTAGCAATTCAAGCGGTAAAGATATATATTGAAGAAACATATTAATTATATAAAGGGCAGTACATTTACTGCCCTTAAATAAACAATACAATAATGGGAAAATTAATTGATATTATAAATATAGACAATGAAACAAATTTATTACAAACAATAAATTTAGATGTGTCTAATAAAACAAAACATCATGACACCGGAAGAAAGAGACGAAAAAATTGTAAGTATTCTTACAAAGATTTGTATTAATGTACTTGTTAAAAATCTGTTTGATAAAAACGGAGTACGAGTTTACGAAGAAGTTTTACATGAACTTAATCAACTACCGGTAAACGAAGAAGAGTACACACGCTGTAATCATGCCCATGCTTTTTTGCACAAAACAGCCATTGAGTATCTACAAAAAACAATAAAGTTTAACGAAGAATATAGAAAATAATGAACCAGGCAAGCCAAGACATATTAGATTACATTGTAGATAACCACCTTGCCCTTCGTGACATTACCGATGAAGGCGTAAGTAAGGCCATTGATGCACTGTTTAATTTTAACGACTTATTACCGAAAGAACAAGTGCTATTTAATTCAATCATGGCACAGGCGATAGACTTTGAATGGATTGCTGAACAGTTGCAAAACTGGGCAGAGGAAGAGGAGTTAAAAAGATTAGACGCTCAAAGAGAAGACTATTATGATAATCACTAAAGCCAAAGTTAAATACAGTGCAGGCGCACCAAGAGAAGGGCAGTATGGCCCGAGTATAAACATTCTTGTAGTTTTTGCCGATGGCAAGGAAGCAAGGATATATGGAAAGCCTGGTGATCCTATACAAAGTTTAAAGCAAGGAGATGTTATTGATGTTATAGATGATAAAGGCAAATTAAAATATGTTCAAAGCGAACCAACTACACAGCAAGCGATTGAATCAATGCAAGATGTAGATAAAGAGAAGCCTGACCTTGCAGCCATTGCTTTTGAACTATCTGCTATTTATACACAGACATACATTGACATTTATAACAAGTTAATTGAGGCAGAAATACCGCATGACAATGCAACTGCCGCAACTTCTACTATCTTTATACAGGTCTTCCAAAAATTGAGATGAATGACTCTATATGTGCCAGTATCTGCGCTGGCACTTTTTTAAAAACTAAAACAACTTACCATGCTAAAATTACCAAAAGAACACTTATCAGTTTCACAGATTAACCTTTGGGAGAGCGATCCTATCGCATACCAAAAGAAATACTTTATTGGCATTCCCGATCCTCCTTCCCCTTTCCTTGAATTTGGAAAACAGTTTGCAAAAGATATTGAGGACTATGCCGCTGGTGTGCAAAGAGACTTTAACTTTCCAGAAGGATTTTTAGATGTGACATTGATTTATCCTCATGTAGAATATAAATTAGAGCATGATTTCGGAAATTTTAAAATGTTGGGATATATAGATAATTGTTCCAAAGATTTTGAAATGGTTATAGATTTCAAGACTGGAACTGCCCCTTGGTCAACACAGCGACTGCAACAATCTTTGCAGATGCAGACTTACTCTTTAATATTGTGGTATAAGTTTGGTGTAATGCCTACATCTGTGATTAGCTATTGGAAGACAAAGCTGCGAGGCAAAACCTTGTCATGGGCAGGTGAGCATGAAAGTTTTATGTATGTGTTTAATACAGCGGAATTAACTGCCGCAGAGGCAAGGATAAGGAAGGCAGCTAAAGAGATAAGTGAGGCTTATGAAAGATACCAGAATAGTGCAATAGGTGAAAGAATGTTTAAATATGCTGAGATTACAAAGGAGTTAAAGGAATTAGAGAAAAAAAAGGAATTAATTAAAAATGATTTAAGTGATTTACTAAAGGATAATAAAATGGCTATGGATGTGCATGGTAGTTTAGTATCTTATTCCACCTATCAACGAAAGTCCTACACTTATTCCAAGAACATTGTAAACAAGGAATATGAGATAGAGCAGATGAAGAAGGAAGAAATTAATACTGGAGTAGCAGAGGAGCATTCTAAAACAGTCACACTTATATTAGTCAAAGATGAAGGAGTGGAATAGTAAGATGTTAGAAATATCTGCCTTTTGCGAAGAAGTAAATGCCTGGATAACGACTGCACCATCGGCAGAGATGTTGGATGAGTGCGACGAATATCTCCGGCAATTATCTGCCTACTACTCAAGGTACACAGTAATAAGCGGAATGAATGAAAGTATCTTTGCCCAGATGATGATGAGCTGCATTAGAGATATGCCAGAGGAGGAGTATAAAAGAATAAAGCATTCCTCTACCTTGACAGATTACTATGTGAAAGGTAAATATCCTAAAGCGACTGCCATCTTTGAACAGTGCAGAGCCGTGCAAAAGTTACTTTTAGTTACGTCTGATAATTACAGGACATTGTTAAGTAGCTTTAGGCAAGAGAGAATATTAGTAGGTCACATGACTACATAAGACATTTGCAGACCTCGGAGTAAGATGTTTTGTTTATTAATTAAACATTTCTTTCCATCTTATTGCGTCAGAGGATGAATTGACAGCCTGGAACAGACAGGCATTTTTTTTATAAAAAACATTAAAATGAAAGTAGAATTATTAGAAATATTTGGAAATGATGACATGGTAGCCAATGCTGCCCGCGTTTCGTACGGAAAAGAAGCCAGTAACTATTCTGTTGATCAGAATGCAAAGTTAATAAAATACCTTGCAGAACACAATCATACCTCTCCCTTTCGCCATCCACAGTTACAATATAGAATCACCTGCCCTATCTTTGTTGAAAGGCAGTTGTTTAAGCACCAGGTAGGATTGACAGCCAATAGTATATCTGGTAGATATGTTGACTTTCAGGATAACTATTACAAGATAGATGATTTTAGATTACAGAGCAAAAGTAGTAAACAAGGTAGCGCAGGACATTTAGAGAGATACGACAATGATGCAGCATTAATGATACAAGATGCTGTTATTAATTATTGTGCAACTGCCTACCATGAGCTGTTGCAGCTCGGAGTTGCAAAGGAACAAGCCCGTACTATTTTACCATTAAATTTAGAAACAACTTTTATTTGGACAGGTAGTTTGTTAGCTTACATCAACTTTTGGAAGTTAAGAATTACAAGAGATACACAATTTGAAACAATGCAGATTGCTATGGATATGTTATGTGAATTAAAATTGCGCACTAATGGCTTTGAACACTCTTTAAAAGCATTTCATATATGAAAGATTACGATGAAGTTAGAGGCCTTCGCTATAACTCTGATAAACTTCGCTACGATCTTATCCCTCCTCTTGCCAACCGTGAATATGCCAAAGTATGGACACAGGCATTGGGCAAGTATCCGGAAGGAAATTGGGAAAAGGGAATGCCTTGGACAGAGGTAATTGCCAGTGCAATGAGGCACCTGGAAGCGATAAGGCTGGGAGAGGATATAGATGCGGAGTCAGGACTGCTCCATGCCGCACACCTTCAATGCAATGCTGCAATGCTTACAGAATACTATTTTACTAAACAAGATTTTGATAACCGTAAAAAATACGACAAATGATTTTAACAGATCACACAATTACCGCAGAAATTAACAATGGCAACATTGTAGTAGAGCCTTTTATACCAGAGAACCTTGGCACTAATAGCATTGATTTAACTCTTCATAACACTTTAATACTATATACAGATAGTATATTAGATGTAAGGAAAAAGAATCTTAGCGCACCGATGATTATTCCTGCGGAAGGTTTAATTTTACAGCCTAATGTTATTTACCTTGCCTCAACTGTTGAATATACGGAGACACTGCGCCATGTGCCAGTGATACAAGGAAAATCATCACTTGGAAGATTAGGTTTATTTGTTCATGTTACTGCTGGCTTTGGAGATGTTGGATTTAAAGGACATTGGACATTGGAGCTCATTGCAGTGCAAAGGATCAAGATTTATCCTGGCATGAAGATAGCGCAAATAGTTTATCATGAAATAAGCGAGATGCCTAAAATAAGCTATGACAAAAAGGAGGATGCAAAGTATAGCAACCAGGGAAGTGATCCAGTAGCAAGTAAAATGTATTTAAATAAATAACTATGTTGACAGAAAATGAAAAAACAAAATTAATCAAGGATGCAGCAAACATCTTTGTAGCCGCAGGAGGCATTGTGACTTTAGCCTTTGCTATTTACTTTATTATTGACTACATTAAAAAATGGCACTGATGGAAGTAGAAATGAATAAATATGTCATTGAATATGAAAATGGCAGAAGCGTAACAGTCACTGCAAGAAATTTGGAAGATGCTTTAGAGGAATTTAAACTACTGAGAATTGAAACAGCTACAAAGGAGATACGAGTTATGTCAGCCTGGGAGAGATACAATAAACACAAGAAAAAAGAATCGTAATCATTTTGGTATTTTTAAGTTGTTTCAGAGTGCGGAGATTTGCCTTCGCACTTTTTTTATAATTATTTTTAATATTTATATACAAGTTATTTATTTTATATTACTTTTGTAAAGTCATTATGACAAATCACTAAAACATCACACAAATGAAAAAGAATTTTAACAACCAAAACTTTGAATGGCTATTTGATGACATTACATCTACAATGCCTAAAATTATCTTTGTTGGCATTATTTTAACTTATGCCATCACAGCTGCACTAAATGTGTATTTCCTTCCCCTTCCTTTACTCCTTTCCATCCCTGCCTCTCTCATGTTGCAGTTTGGCAGATTTGCCATTGTATTTATTGACTTTCTTAATCCATCTACTAAACGATCAAAGTATCCTCCAAAGGTTGCAGCAATAGCCACCGTAGTAGCATTGTTAGAATTATTCTTTTCTATTCAAGGCCAGGCAACTGGTGCAGAGTTTTATGCCATGTTCTTTTTTATCGGCACAATTATCTGCTTTGGATATGTGTTAGAGATACAATTCATTGAGAAAGGCATAGAAGCCTACGGCATTGGCATTAAAGCACCAAGGAAGCGCAATGTACCAAGTAAAGGTAAAGAGCCCGTACAGATGAATACAACAGTGCGCAGTGTTCAATTATCATTGGCAATTATGTTAGTGTTGGGAATAACTACTTTAAATGCCCAGAATAATCACTTTCTTGCCTATAATACTGTTGGCTTTGAAAAAATAAGTAACAAATTGTTGGAAAGGAGTTATTACAGCGAGGCAGATGATACCTACACAGTTGATACAATAACTTATGATATGTTGTCCGGCATAGATTTGTGGGATGGATATAGCAGAACAACTTATGATAACTGCCTATTTATGACCTATGGAACATTAAATTTAGAATACTTTCCATTGATGGGATTATGGAAGCATGGTAAAAAATACTATGATTATCATACTTTATTGAAATTTGTAAGTAAGTATGTAAAACGTAACTTCTTAAATAAAAAGATAAATTATGATGAAATTCGTCGGCATAGATCCAGCCATGCGGCTAAACGGCTTGGCAGTGTGCGTGATTGATGATAAAAAGGTATATTTTGGTAGGTACAAGAATCTGGCTACATGGATAATGGATAGCCTAACATGGGAGAGAGATTGTGCAATAGTTGTAGAAGATTCTTCCCTCCAAAATATTACCTTTCGTAAACACGCAAATGTAAAAGCAAGCAATAAGATTAGCCGAAACGTCGGCATGAATCAAGGAGCATCCAGGACTATCATTGACTTATTAGAGTTAAATGGACATAAAGTAAAAGGTATTTCACCGCAGCACAAAGGCAGCAAATGGACTATTGATTATTGTATGTCAGTTATTAAGGCAATGAAGTTAGAGGTGCATGGAAATAAAAAACTTTCACAAGATGAAATAGACGCTTTCCAAATAGCGTTAATTTCTAAAACTTATTACGAAAATGATGCAAATAAAGGTTATAGAAAAGAAGCTCCACCGGTTGAACCTGGCATACATCGAGGAGACGATGAGACGAAAGATTAATTATTTTTATGTTGACTACTTAGCCACCAGGATAAGGCAAGAAGAAACTAAACTAACACTTTTAAAAATAGGAAGTCATGCAGATAACTAAATTATTAAATGATAAGGAAATAAAACATGGATTATTGTTGATAGATAAATATCCAAAACCTATCAATAAAAATAATGTTGTAAACACAAATAGTGCCTTGCTGCAATTTTACTCCGGCAATGATGGAGCAGGTAGGAAGTTTTATCAGTATATGAATCCAGAAAGATTACAAGCTATTTTATTTATGATAGTAAATAATACAAGCGAAAAAGACGAAGTCAAAGCTAAAGCAGCTACGATGTTCAAAAAACTCTTCAAAAGTTGAGTGGTGTTTACTTAGTGTAATTTCAGCCGCAGGTGTTTTATCCTGCGGCTTTTTTGTTACCACTCCACACCTTGCTTTATAGCATATTCCAGAATGCCTTTAGCGTGAGCTTTTGCCACTGCCTCCTGCCATTCTCTGTCAATCATTAATACTGCATCGTTGTAATTTGTAAAGAAGCCATTTTCTGTCAACACCGCTGGCACTGTGGTAGCCGTTAACATCTGAAATCTTGCTTCTCTGTCAAGGTCACCATCACTGTAATCATGCCGATGCACCCAGCCAGGAGTAGCATCTTTTACTTCTTCTCCTATCATGGTTGCAAGGAGATCAGACTTTGTATCACCTGGCGATGTAAACACCTCCCATCCTCTGGCAGATGTTGAAGCTGCTGCATTGCCGTGAATGGAAACAAGCACAGTTGCCTTGCCCAAAGAAGCATAGCTATTTACGAGCTGACATCGTTTGTTCAAAGATGTATCGTTTATAGGCTCATAGACTTGTTTCACCTGGAAGCCATAGTCAAGAAGAAACTGTTCAAGGAAGTTGGCAAGGGAGCGATTGAACACTCCTTCAAAGAACCAGCCATAAGCATGGAATTTACCGTGATTATGTTGGAAACATTTGGAAGGATAGGTGACATACTTATCTGGCCCTATTCCTTTCCGTAAACCACCATGCCCAGCATCCACACATACTACAAATTCATTTGGTTTCATTCTGCAAATTGAAAATTATAAATTAATTTCTTATCTGAATCAAAGGTGTATTTCATCCAGATACCTGCACCTGCTTTAGGAGACAAGCCTTTTTCTACCGCATACCCATTAAAGTCAATAGGTGCATTTTGATAGGTGCCTGTCTTGATGTGCCATTGCTGGTCAATACTTTCACCGTATCTGTTTACTCTATTTCTGGTAACGGGTACTATCCATCTGTCATGTGTATGTCCACTAATAACAACATTAGCATCTGGCAGATAAACAGCTCTTCTATTTGTTTGAATTACATCTTTAGTTACTGGGCCTCCTCCTCCGTAACCGTGGTGATAAGCCATAATTAAAGGCACTTTACTACCTTCATCAAGGTAAGCATACATTCTACAATAAATATATCCAGAGTAATTTCCTTGTGTCATTTCTAACTTTCCGCAAATCTTGTCTACTATGCCATATTCAATGCGCTTTTCAACGCTTGTCTCATGGTTGCCAGGAGAATAGAAAGCTAAGATAGATTTGTATGGCATTAAAAATTCTACAACATCCTTAATTACTTCGTCAATGTACCTGGCAGAGTTGTATTTTGGATTTAAATCTGCTTTGTTACTCCGAGGATCATATTTTCCTTGCATCAAGTCAAGTAAATCACCAAAAATAAATACTAAAGCACTTCTTTCCAAAGCAAGGTCAAGGTGTTGCTTTAGCTTTACTCTATCACAATGCACACTATCAAGGTGTACATCGGAAATCAGTAAAAAATACCTATCCTTTTTAAATACTTGATAGTCTATAAATTGGTAGGTATTTGGAAATATTTTTTGTAACATAGTTTTTTTATTTTAAAGGGGAATAGAAACCAATCTACTCCCCTCGGCACTAAGGTAGCGATTCCTGCTGCGCCTATAACTTAAAACCAATTAGTGCAAAGGCTGCGTTAATCAAACCAAATTTGGCTGGTACTTTAACTTCTATTTCCTTTCCTGCGCACTCTTTGGATGTCTCCTTAACCTTATCCCAAATGATTTGAGCAAGTTTAACATACTCTCGCCAGGTAAATTTAACTTTCTTATCATCATCACTTACGATTACATTTATACTTTGCGCTAATTCTGCAAAATTAAGAGAATAGCAAGCAATGTCCGATAATGGACTTTTCTTTGTGTCTGAGTTTTTTAAAACTTCTTTGAAATTTGTTTCCATGTTTATTTGTTTTAACGTCTGAAAAATCTAATTATTATTGTTCCAAGATTTACTCCCGTAATCCGCTTGACATTTTCCGCCACGCTGAACAATTCTGTGCCAGCGATGACTGAGCTCACAAGGTAAACGATTGGTACTGGTATTGCAAAGGTAATCTGAGCACCGTGAAATATAAGGATAGATGTGAAATATACCACTATCTTCTCTGTTGTCCTGTACAGTCCTTTGCTCGTTATAGCCTTGCCCTCTTTCCGTGCTGCCTTGATTCCCGTGATTGTGTCAGCTATTACAACTGCGATGGTGAATAAAAGGAAATGTTTAATCGGGAAGAAAAAGGAAAAGATAAAGCCAGTTGTCAATGCCACGGCAAAGAAATCGTATCCTTGTTTAAGTAGGTTTAAAATTATTGACTTCATGTTATTCCTTTTTTATTAGCCGCACTTCATTATCCACCGTTGCAAACTTGCCATTGGCAAACTTGTACAAGTCATAGCGCACACCGTTGAAGGCAAAGCTGACTTGGTTGGTAAAAGTGCTTAATAATAAATTAGTTGTAATCGTGTAAACCTTGCCGTTGTCAGGATTAAATATAAAACGATTGGCATTGTTTATCTGTATTTCACCTAAAATATTTTCCCCGTTAAAAACCAATGTCCAATCGCCAATGAAAGCCGTTGAATCACGGAGTGCCGTTGACGTGTAAACAGGCTTACCACTTATTTGAAGGTGCAAATTATTGTAATAATTAATACGCTTTACCGCTTTACCTTTTAAAATCAATGGCTTTGCATGAATGGCAATTGTGTTGCTTTGCCTTTCAGCATCGGTAACAAGTGCGTTAATGGCAGTTAATGAATCGCCAAGTATTTGTTTATTCCCTGTCACCGTGCTATCGCTGAACGTGGTCATGGTGACAATGTAATAAATGTCTCCTTGCTTTTGAATATACACCGTATCAGTAACAACGTCTTGCGAAAGGGCAAGAAAAGGAATGAGTAAAAAGAAAAGTATTTTTTTCATGTTATTTGTTTTCGAGGATTAAAATTCTTTGTTCAAGTGCTTTGATTAATGCGTTTTGTTCTTGTATGGCTTTAGTAAGGATGGGGATAATTTTAGTATAATCCATCGCCCAAAGTTCATTTGTTGTTCCTGTGTTTACCGCTTCGGGAATAATGTTGTAAACTTCCTGTGCAATAAAACCTAATGATTTAACACTACTATCAAAATCAATATTTAAAAAATCATTTTCAACGTAACTATCATGCTTTTGATAATAAACAGGATTTAATAAATTTACTTTGTCAATAGCATTGAATATTGGTTGAATGTCAGTTTTAATTCTTTTGTCTGAATAAGTGTCCCATGCGTTTGCTTTAGCTTTTTGCGATGCGCTATTTTCTAATTGTAAATAATAATTTGCATCTGGTGCAGCTGCGGAATTTATTCTGACAGTCCCCATAACATTTAATTTAGATAATGGACTTGCCGTTCCAATGCCGACGTTGCCGTTGTCTGTTTCAATAAAAAGGTCATATCTGTAATCACTTACATAATTAGTAGAAAAAAATATATCACCACCACCATTAAATATACTAAATTGTTTTGTATTATTGTAACGTATCATTTCAGCATATTGACCATTAGCTGTACCATTTCCAAATGATAATTGAGAATAATTCGAAGTATTTCCAGAAGTATTTAGCATTATTAATCTTGCATTAGTTCCAGTTAATTGTAATTGATTACCAGCGGTCGGTGATGCAGTTCCAATTCCTACACTGCTTCCATTGTCAAAAATTAAACTATTCCCAAAGGTTGTACCCGTTGATGTGTATTTTGGCAAATAATTTAATGTGCCACTTCCTGTATTTATCCCAGCCGCTGCCAAGGTACTTTGCCCCGTTCCCCCATTTGCCACCGCCAATGTACCGCCCAATGTTACCGCGCCCGTTGTTGCCGTCGATGGCGTTAATCCTGTTGTTCCCGCGCTGAATGAGGAAACCGATACACCACCACCTGCTTGTATCCATCCATTACTTGCCGTTTTATAATGCCATAGCAAATTTGTAGTTGTATCAAGCAAAAGGAATGCACTTGTATCCTGTTTGTTTGCCCGTGTAATTTTACTTGTTGCCGTGACTGTGTCAATGGATGCCACGCCTCGGAACACCAGCCCATCAGCAGTCGTCTGTTCACCAAGTGTTATCTTTTGGTTACCGTTGCCCGTGTACTGTGCCAAGGCAAGGCAAGGGAAAAGGAGGAGGAAAAGGAGTTGTTTCATGTTTATGTTTTTAGTTTAATTAATTGGTACTTCTTTGCATTATTATCCAATTTGTACCATCACTAACAAGTGTTACAGCTTTGTTATTTGTTGGATTTAAAATTGATGTAACAGGGCTTCCAGTAGGAGCTGATGTAAAAGGAATAATATTTGATGAAGCTGATTGTAAATTTCCCGTACCTGTTTGTCTTAGATGTAATTCCTTGCCAGGATAAGTTGCAGCATTCGGAAGTGTTAATGTTGTTAAAACACTTGTATTTATATCCTGCCATGTAGTATTTACACTTACTGTAAATGATGAACTTGTAGAATATGCGTAATTACGTTCCAACCAATTAGTTTTTACTCTACCTCCAAATGTACCTGTTGAACCAACATTTAAAGTGCCAGTAGATATATCTACATTACCTGTAAATGTTTTATTACCAGCAAAACTTTGAGTAGTTGTGTTTACTACTCCCGATGCTGCAGCACCTGCATCTGTAATAGTAATATTAGGTGTAGCACCTCCAGATGATGATAATGGAGATGAAGCTGTAACACTTGTAACACCGCCTCCCGTTGCACTCAATGTGCCGCTTGACAAAGATAATCCTGTACCTATTGTAACTGTGGCAAATCTATCTGTGGAAGATAAGCCTCCAAGCCTTGTTGCTGTGTAGGTGTAATCTTTAAATACTGCTCTTGCGTTAAATTGAGTTATACCTTCAAATACTTTATCTCCGCTAAATTGTTGTGTACCAGATGAGGTAACTATACCAGCCGTTCCAAATGCTGCATCTGCCACACTTATAACAGGTGTAGTTGTACCTGTTGCAACTGATATTGCTCCTGTTCCACTTACACTTGTCACTGTACCATTACCTTTATTATTAAAGGTTGTCCAATCTGTGGATGTTAAATACCCATTCCTTCCCGTTGTAGCACTTAACAATTCTATTATAGGTGTAGTCGTAGTATTTGTTATAGATATTGGATTCCCAGCTGTGCCCGATGCCGTTACACTTGTTACTGTACCTGCTCCGATGTCACTCCGAAAATTAGCAGCACTCCTGGCATCAACTGTGTTGTCAGCGTTGAAGCGAGGGAAGGTAATGGCAGAAGGATTGGTCAAGGTAAACATAGATTGCCCTATCGTTGTCCCTCCTAAACTTGTTCGCCCTGTCGCTGCTACAAGTCCAGTACTTCCTCCATCCCATTTTAATCTATCTGTATAGGCTGTGTTCCAATTACTACTATTATTTGTAATGCTTGTTGTCCATGTTGTGCCTGTGCTTAAAGCTATGCCTGCCTCTGGATAAACTGGATTGCCTTGTCCAGAGGAAACAGAGCCGATGCCGGATACTGTGACTAAGGTGTAGTTTTCGCCAAGTTTAAAAGATGATGCTGCTACCTTTACCTTGTTTGTGTCAATGATAGAGAATTGGTCATTTAGTAATAACTGTCCATTTCGGAAAAGGAGGATAAACTGTCTGAGTTGAATAGGAAATTTACTTGTCACTGTCCAGGTTAATGTATCTGTTAAAGCTGGTGTATATTCTTGTTTTAGTATTTTTATTGTATCTCCTCCAATCTCCACTGCTACAATGCTATCTCTGACAAAGTCGTAGACTGTGGAGGTATCTACTCTTAATGTACCTGTTGTAGTTATAGGCCCACCAAGTAATCCATAGCCACTGCCTACACTGGTAACTGTGCCACTGCCTCCTGTGTACTGTGGTATGTTTAAAGTAGAGCCTATTAAAGTAGATGCTCCACTTGTACCGGTAGTAGTTAATGTTATGTTATTCTGCTTTGTTGCAAACCTTGTAGTAAGGTTAAGCAAAGTAGTATCTGTCAATTCCATTAATACAGTGAGGTCTGCGGAGACTGTGCCTGTGGTAGTAATTGGATTAGGGCTAACTGTTATGCCAGTGCCACCGGAGATAGATGTAAGGCTGCCCGATCCACTGCCACCACCTCCACCTCCACGAGGCAGAATGACTGTATAATTTTCACCTGCTTTATATGATGTTGATGCAATCACTACACTTGTAGATGTTGGTACAGTGTATTGATTAGGCAAAAGTATTTGACCATTCCTATATACTTGTAGTGAGGTCGTATCATTTACGATTAAAGTATCTGTCTGTGTCCATGTCAGAGTGCTTGAAGATACACTTCTAAATTCTTGCCTTGCATAAAATCTACCTGTTGTATCTGCATAGGCTTTGGTAGCGTAGTTAGAAAGCATAGCGGCAGTATCACTTACTAAAAGTGTTGCCGTTGTATCTCTCCATAATCCACCAGAGTAATACAAAGAAGCCTTGTCAACTGGTGAAGTAATAGCAACATCATGAAGCTCTGACAAATCATATCCGGATGCTACTCTTATAGCTATTGTTCCATTGTTTGACGATGAATTAATACAAAAGCCAATTGGCATATCAATGTTTGGAGCAACTGGCTCTACATCTGTCCAAACACCTGCCACTGTTGGAGAAGGATAAAGGATTGCACCAGCCGCAAAAGTATCGGTGTTAACTTGTCTTATTTTACCAAATGATATAACGTAACCATCTTCTCCATTTGTCAAATCGTGAGCTGTAATTCCAATTAAATATTTTGCATCTATTGAGCCATCAGCTATAAATTTATCAATAGTTATCCTTCCACTTGCACCAACCGTGCCATTGGCATACACTATACTACCTTTTGTAATGGTTGAGCCAGTTTGATTTTTTACTAACCAAAAGTTTTTAAAGCCAAGTTCATTAGGCACTTGATCGTACATTCCTAAAACAACCGTTCCTAACTCACTATCCCACCGCATTTTAGCAGTGTCAACATTATTACTCGGAACACTTGTATCAAAGAATAATGAGTCAATAGGCTGTTCAAATCCTCCTACACCACTTATAGCTGCCCAGGCACCTTGCTTAAAAACATATAAAGAGCCACTAACAGAGTCAAGGATAAGATAAGCCTTAATATTTTTATCTGCATAGCTTGTAGGTTTTGTCACAGTGTCTGCGTCAGTGCCTCTCCACACCAAGCCATTGCCACTGGTCTGCCAGCCTAATCTTTGCTTATTGCCTGTAATTGGATAGGGAATAGAATCAATGGCAGCGTAAGAAACACCTGCAACCATGACAAGGGCAATGACAAGGCCTTGCCGTTTGTTACCTATTTTATTAATAACCTTTTTCCCGATGCCAAGAACAAGCTCACGGAACAAGGTCAGGGCAATGTCACCCATAGCTTTTAAAAACTTTCTTTCTTTCTTCGGTGCTTTTATCTCTTCCATTATATTATGTTGATTGCAAAGACAATATAATTACTGCCATCGTAATGTGTGTTAGCATCTATTGTGATAGTGGCAGGTGCCGTGATACTATATTGACTATCTATTAATTTCTGCCCATTCTGATACACATGAACAGAGGCATTTAAGTTAGTAACTGGCAATGTGCCATTGTTCTGTGTCCAGGTTAAAACATTGGAGGAAGTTGCAAGAAATTCTTGATTAAAGATAGAAACGGCAGAGCCATTAACTGTCACATTGTTTATTGTTTCTGTGACATTATTATTCACCACTCCACCACTTCCAGCATTGTTTGCAACCTGGTTAAAGTCACGAGGCTTGGATAAAACTGTTCTTTCTGTATAGTTAGGCATCAAGTTCTATTTTAAAGTAATCACCTTGCCAAATCTCTGTTTTTAAATCTAAACTACCTCTTTCAAAAACGTAATATCCAGAGGAATATTCTATGACCTTGTGAGGAAGGTAGGGATTGTCAACTGAAAGATTTTGGAATGGCATATCTACCATGCGGAGCTTTGGTGTGAGTTGTCCTCGGATGATCTCGTTTACTAATAATTGACTAATATTTTTAGCGGTGCCAGTGTTACCTATTTTCCATGCGTCGGATGGTTCGTAAACATTTGACGCATTTAATATTCTTAGTCCACCAGTAGTAGTGGCAGAAGGCCCATCGCCAAGGTATGTATCAAGATTGCAGACAACAGAAGATTTGTCATCATTATCACTTGCAAATTCTTTTAAATCTGATTGACCTTGTATAGTGCCATCTGGCAGAAATTCTAAATAATTATTAGTTAGATAATATTCAATGGCATAATCTGCTTTTATATCTGTGCCACTTTCATCTCTGACTTCTTTTAGACGCATCTCCCAGACATACTCTCCTGTCTCCGGAATAGCTAAAGTGTCAAATGAAATAGTTTTATTATTTATTTCAGTGCCATCTAAATTTATAATATCTGTAACAAATTCCCACTCATAAAAGCTACTTTCCCAACTGGCAGCACCTAACTGATAATTAAAACCATTAGTAAAAGTAACTGGTCTCTTTAAATATTTATTTTCTTGCTTAACTTGAAGATTATCTATAACTCCAGTAAATTTTAAAGCTGATATAGAATCTAATTTAAAAGCATCAGTATTTGTTGTATAAATTTTATACTCATAATCACCTTCAGTAGTTATTGTTTTAGTTACTCCACCGATGCGCAACCTTAATTCACCTTGCTGCAAAGAACCAACTTTTATTGTAACATAATAATATCTATTAGCTACAACTGCGCTGCCTGTCCATTCAACTACTCCTGTAACTGTTGTAGCAAATAAACTACCATTTAATATACTCCAACCACTTCCAAGTGTCCATGTTTGTAAGATGTTGAAACCCATCAATGGAATGTAATCTATAATAGATGCAACCTTTACGGCATATACAAAAATATGAGGCACAAAACCGCCACCAGTTGACCAAATAGACCTTTGATATAACATTCCTGTATAGCTTAATTTAGCCTCATTGTTTGTACTATCTAAAGTATCTGTTCTAACTATAACAGGATCTGTATTTGTAATGTAGTTATAAACTACACCAGGCATTAAATTCTTTTTAGCATTATGATTATACCTTACTAAAGCATTTTTTAAAGCAGAGTAGTATGTCCATTTACCTCCGCTTAATCGCATTAAATCACTACTTCCTAAATTGCCTTGTATATTAGACAAAGTAAAGTCATCGGTAAATGTGCCAGATGTTTGTACACCTAAAGCACTGTATTTAAAGTAACGTAATGATGCAGGATTGTTGGCATATTGATTAATCTGAATAAACCAATATTGACTACCACTAAACAATATTCTTGCACCAAGTGCTTGACATATCTTTTTAATTACATCATAGCAACTTTGGTAAGTATAATTTTTCTTTGTATCAATGTGATAAAATGCTCTATGCTGTATTGCAGTTTTTAAAGCAAAATCATTGTTAGCACTATATGTTAATGTGCTTTCATGCCAGTTAAAAATAGTATGTAATACAGGCAAACTATTTGCCACAAGATTCTCTTGGACAAAATCCAACTGATTAAGACAGTTTAAAATATGTTGCACAACTGTGTCCTGCCCATTATATGGCCCAACCGCACTTTTGTAATCTAAAGTCTTTAGCCATCCTAATCCATCAATGGCAGATATCTGCGCCTGGTAACCTATAGACAATGGTATGTCTTCAAACTCTACTAAATCTGTTACTATATAGCCATACCATTTAAATGATACTGTTGTGTTATCATCCTGGTAGGCAGTCAGCTCCATTGTAAACCTTCCCTCAACTGCCAAGCCAATGTCAAGGAGCAAGGTTTGAAGATCATTATTATTTATAAGTAAAGACAAAGAACAACGTGAGCCAATGATAGGAGTAAACCTTTCCTGCCCTTGCTGACTTTCACTGTCATATTGAAGCTGCAAACCAATAGTATCAAAATCATAAGTCATACCGGAAAAGACTTTGTCTTTAATAGCAACTACTATCTTCCTGCCTTTTTCGTTATAAACCGTTGTTTGAAACCTTGCTGCCATTATTGTACTCTGTTAAGACCTTTCTGTGACCTGTTAAGTAATATAATCAAATCATTGCCGCTTATCCTTGTCTCCAATGTGCCACCTACTCCCATGTCTCCCATCATTGATTTTAGCTTTGATAAAGGTGCAATAACTTCTGGGTCAACTCTTGCGTTTCTGTTATCTCCCACCGTTGCCATAGTAGGGCCGTAGGCAAGACCACCTTGTGCAAGTTTAGGAGGAGCAACCTTATTAAGCATAGTATTAAATAATACTGCTGCACCGGCACCAGCAGCACCAGCAACAGCAATAGCACCAGGACCTAATGCTTTACCTAAAGGACCAGATAAGATACCTTTTATAATACCTGCAACACCTTCTTTAATATAAGATGATATTATCATTCTTGCAGCTTGCATTGCAGCACTACCTAATTTTTTCATATCAGTCTCACCTTGCACGGCTAAACTTGAAAAAGCATCTGCAGCTGCAATTAAAGCACTTGTTACAGTATTTCCAAAACTCATCATTTGTGTTTCAACACCTACAAAAGAATTTTTAACATCCTCATTTGTCTGTTTTAATCTTTCGTTACTTGCAGATGCTGTATTTAATTTTATTGCTAATAAATCTAAAGTAGGTAACATATTTGTTATACCTGTTGATTGTGCAGTAATAGCAGCAACTGGAGTTGCACTTGGTACTCCTCCCGTTCCTCCTCCTGTCGGTGCGCCACCATCACCAAACACTAATTCACCTGTACCTTCTGTTCCACCTCCACCTCCACCTTTGCCAGGTGCAGCCATGAATAGGCTTTTAAACTTGCCTTTAAGACTGTCAACTGTTTCACCTATGGTTTTAAACTCCGCTGCAACTACTCTTTGTTCTTCCTGGTACTTTGTCATGCCTGACAAATCAAATAAATCTAAACCTAATGCTTTTTGTAAACTATCTAATTTACCTAAAACAAAAGTAACTCCTTGCATAACGGAGTTCTTTATATTTATCCAAATATTTTTAAATCTATCACTAAATGCTTGCCAGTTATCGTAAACATATAAGGCAATCGCACCAACTGCGGCAATAGCTAAAGTAACACCAAGTATAGCGGGATTAGCAAGTATTTTGGCGAAGGCACCGGATATAACCGTAGATAAATTTTTAACTGTTGTCATTATTAAACGAGTAGTACCTATTAATGCTCCAAAGGTAGATATTAACTTACCTACTATAAATATTGCAGGCCCTAAAGCTGCAACTAATAAACCAGCCTTTACAATAAAGCCTTGTGTCTCCGGATTAAGTGATTTAAATCCATCTACTAACCTTTGTAATCCTGCGCTCAAGGCTGCGGCAACTGCCTCTAAATTTAATGTTTCGTTTATTGCTTTACCAAGTTCTGCTAATGATGCTCCTACGTTATCTTTTAAATTATCAAAGGTATTTGCTAAACCTCCATTTGCTCTTTCCAAATTACCTAAAGCACCAACCGACCTTTGTATAAATTCTTCGCTACTTATTCCCAGTTCTCTAATTCCTTCTGCAGTCACTACTCCAAACTCCTCTTTCATTACTCTGGCAAACTCTGGTAATCTTTCCTTTATCTGATTAAGATCCTCCTGTGTAACCTTGCCAACTGCACTTATCTGTGATAGTGCCAACACTACTCCATCAAATTGTTCCGCTCCACCTCCGGCTCTGGCAACGGCATTGCCAAACTGTGTTATAGTTTCACGAGCAGCATCGGCATTCATCCCTACACTTTGTAAGGAGGCAGAGGCTTTGACAACTTCGGGAAGGGCAAGGCCTGGATTCTCTGCTACTTTGCGTAACTTTTCTAATTCTATTGCTGCTCCCTCACTACTTCCCATAATGGCTATTAACCCATTCTCCAACTTCTCCATGTCAGCAAAGGATTTGAGAGCAGCAGCGCCAACACCGATAATAGGCAATGTCAATGACTGGGTTAAGGTAGAGCCAAGATTGGACATATTTTGTCCAAACTTCGTCATAGACTTCTCTACCTTTCCTAACTCCTTGTCAAGGTTAGTAGTATCAATGCCAAGTTTTAAAAGTAGTTTACCTATTGCCATTTATGCTTCATTATCCCATTTGTCAAATATTGACTTGTCGTTATTTGTCAAACTTCTGTTAGTTTCTTTCTTAATAGGATTCTCCCATGGAAATTCAATTAAATCTTTTGGCTTTAAACTTTTTCCTTTTGCCGTGTGGACATTTAGTAAAAGTGTTGTCTGCCATCTTATTCTTTCCCACTCTGTTTGCTCCTGTTGTTCAAATTGATTGTTATAACCTTGCATGGCTATAACAACTTCCTTTAAACTCATTTCATAGTATTGCGAAGGAGGAAACCTTAAAACTCCGAAACAAAAGCGTTCGATGTACTCAAGGGTAAGCTCTCCTCCTTCGCCACTACGTTTTTTTGGCTCTCATCTTCTGGTGGTGAAATCTCATTTGATATCATTTCCATTATACGAGTTATTCCTCCCATGTCTGTATCTACCAAGTCGCAAAAAGATTGCAAAGTGTAAGGGCATTTCTCCCCCTTCGCTTTGTAACCATGCTCAACACCAGTAAATGCAAGTTCAAGGGCAAGTAAAAGGTCTTCTCCTAAAAGGGAAAGGTCACTTAATTTAAGTTTCCTCTCCCTTAGAAATGTACCTAACACATACATACCAAATTTAATCGGTATGGATGTGTTGGCTATTGTTATTGTTTTCATGTGTTAGGATTTAAAATTATGCTTTAACTGTCTTTGTAATAGCACCAGTAACCTCGAAGGATGCTGAATAGCTTGTATTCTCTTCTACACCTGCGTTTAAGTCTAATGATGTACAGATAGCACTCATTGTAAAGACATTGTCACCTTGTACGTCTGTGGTAAATTTAATGGTCAATGCAGTACCAGATATTAAATCGGTAAAGAGATCATCAAATAAGTAATTAGTAGAAGAATCGCCAGGCCCAGCGTACAATGCCTCTGTGGACAATGTGCCGGAAAGCTGACCTTTCTTTACTTCCCTCCATCCTCCAGCTGCTGAATCCTTTGTCAAGATTTCACGCATAGCTGCGGAGATGTTCATTTGGCAGGATGTTGCGTAACCTATCGCAGTTGAATCTTTGTATAGGCGCATCAACGTACCATTAATAATGCCAGTAGTTGCCATGTTTATTTATTTTTTTTCGGTTTAATAATTCCTTCTTCTTGCTCTTCGTTGTTAAAATATGAATTAGGGACTGGAATAGGAATGTAGACTGGATCTTGCTTAGTCTCCTCTTTCTGCGGCATTTGTTCAACAACAAAGCTTTCATCAAGTAATTCTGCAATCCCATCTTTTATCATTTGCTCGCCATATTCCGATAAAAATACACCAACTTTACCTGGTGCCTTCCCATTCCATTCTTTTAATAATCTTAGTTTCATCGTTTCATATTTGCCATAAAATCAACACTCATCCAATAAACATTTAAGTCAGCATTATAGACTTGACTATCGGAGCTTATGTATTTTATTGTTTGTACAGAAATACCATTTACTGTGCCTACAAATCTATCCAACCTATTGCGCACATTGTTTGCAAGTGTTTGTGTAGTATCGTAATTATTAGTATATACATCAATCTGTATATTTATTTCTTCCAAGTTACTTTGACCATCCTTATAATCTACTGGTATAGAATTAGTAATAGTGTATATTAAAAAAGGATATTGCACATTTTGTGGAGCAATGTCCGGATAGATATTTAATCCACAAATACCAGTAACTGCTGCATCAGTTGATAATCTCCCGTATATTACTTTCCCTATCATATTTCCCAGAATTTACGAGGATATTGTTTAGCCATTAACATAGCTTCAGATGACATTTTGCTTATAACTGCCATTTGACTTGCTCTTTCCGCTTGATTCTTAACTTTCTTTACCCATGCCTTAGTGCTACCATAAACCATGTGAGCATAAAAGCCATCTGATTTAGAATCACTACCTAATGTAACACCTTTACCAGCATCCTTATATATAGGGCCAATAGCAGAAGTTAAATATTTAAAGTTCTTTACATCGCTCACTATTTGTATTGATCGCTGTAAATTACCAGGCATAATATTGTACTTTAAACCTTTACCTTTTATATAAAATTTATGTAACTTATTTGAATTAGGAACAAGATTTCTATAAGCTGCAAGTGCAATAGGTTCTGCTGCTTTTGTTATTTCTTTTCTCTTTGTAATGGTAATTTGCTGCATAATATTATCAAGTTCTATAACACTATTTGCAAAATTAGAAATAGCTAAAGGCTGACCTTTTTTATTAGTCTTGCCTTCCAATCTTTTAAGCCTATTTAACTTTGCTTGTGATATAAACATTACATATAGTTTTGAGCAAATGAACAAAATAAATGTAAATACATATTATCCTCACTAATCTGGACATTCTCTATTTGATAGTATTTATTCATCCAGATTATTCTTTGTTGCTCGTTTATGTCTGTCCTATTTCGACAGGTAACCCTCACCTGGCTTAATGCTGTTATCTTGCCTCCTTCTACCTCTTCCTTGTTAATTCCTTTATAATCCACCACTGCCCATACCTCCGCTAAATTACTCCATGTCTCTGTGCCAAATCCACTTGTAGTTACAGAGCGACTAACGCTTTGCACTATTATCCTTTCTCTTAATTTACCAATCTCTTCTTTTTTGTTGTATCTCATTAGAATAGTTGTACTCTGTATTGGTCAAGTAAATACTCTGATGCCGTTGGTAATTTCTTAATATAATCCTCTCTGTTATCATAACCATCTGCTACCATCATTAAAACTGCTTGTCTTATCTGCATTGGTACACCGGATGGCTCTGTGCCATATCCTGCCGTGTAGGTAATTGTCACATCATTTATATTACCGTAAAGTGTAGGCCATGTCTTGCCGTAACCAAGAGATAATCTGCCAGGCTTTAAAAATGTATCTACAACATAATTAGCTGCATCATAAGTCTGTAAACTATTTACACCATCTTGATATTGAAATGATGAAACGGCAATTACAGGAGATACAGATAAGTAAATAGTAGGATTATTAAGTCTGTCTAACTTCTCTGTAATAGTTTGTGTGATTAAAGCCTGGTTGAGGTAACGCTCTGCAACTTCACGAGCTGACTGCAATAAAGTAGTAATTAAAGTATCATCAGCAGATGTATCTACTTTCAGATAATTCTTTACTTCATTTAATGTCCAAACTTCTTTAGCAGGTGCCGTTGTTACTTTCCAAGCCATGTCTATATTTTTAATAAGGGATAGAGATTTCTCCCTATCCCTTCACTATCCCCCTATTATTTACAGATTCTTCAAGTGCTTAATTGCAGCAGTCTGTATCAACTTGCCATCAAATCTCGCATACATTAAGAAGCCAAGCTCCATCTCATCCATAAACCTCTCACGCAATGGCACAAGAACATTGTTAGCCACCTGGCGTATAATGTACTTACTCCAATCTCCAAAGTAAATAATCTTTGCATCAGCAGCTTGTGTAGATGGAAGATCATTATTTACAAAGAATTGGTAGCCTAACAATCTATCTGGAGTTCCTTCACGAAGTGATGGTTGGAACAAAGTAGTGTTGTTAGTGTCTAAGTTTAACTTTCTAACTGCACTTAAAATCTGGTCATGCATCATGAATGCAGCAGATGGTGAATTACGGTAAGCAATGTCAACAGAGTGAACAAGTTCAACTAAGTTAGCAGCTGTAAATGCACCAGTAGATGCAGATTCAACACCAGAAGGTGCAGCATCTTTAAATCCAGTTGGCTTTCCAGAACCATCACCAGTTGTAAATGCAGTGTTTAAGCCACGACCTAAACGCTCACCTAACATAATTGGTAATTCTGTGTTCAATAGACCAAACTCGTCATTTGCCCATTCAACAGATACTTTTACAAGTGTGTTTAAAACGTGAGCTCCGAAAGTCTCTCTTGTGAAAGTCATGTCCTGTACTGTCACCGCTCCTCCTTCAGTATGCCATGAGCCAGCAGTAGCTGTATCATTTACTTTTGGCCAGTACAATGTACCTGCCTGTGGAGTAGTTATAATACGGCTAACATTAAGCATTGGCCCATAGTATGCCATAGTCTTCTCCAACTCATAAGAGAATTGATAAGGAATAACATAACCACCTGCCAAGCCAGTCTCCGCAGTCGTGATGGTAGCAGTGCCACGCATCTCTCTAAGCATTGATTGCTCATTGCTTGTTAAGTCACGCTTTGCAAGTGCTTTCATGAATGCTGTGTGATACTCTGGTGATTTTACAATCTCCCTTGCATCTCTTGGCATTGCATTAATTGTCTGCTCCACAGGATTAACACCTCTTTCTTCAGAGTTAATCTCATTCCATCTTTCCAAACGAGAAATCTGGTCTGTATAATTTTTAAAGTTAGCATCAGCGGCATCCCATTGTGCCAATTCCTCGGCATTCATTAGACGTCCTTCGCCAGCTGCTCTCTTCTGCAAGTCTTCCATTATAGCATAATCGGAAGCCCGCTTTTCTCTTAGCAATTTAGAGTTCATTATTTTGTTTTTAAATTTAATAAGTGCAGGGCATTCCTGCGTAGCTCGTTCTGTATATTAATTTCTGACTTAACAGATATATCAATTATTGTTTGCAAATCTTTGTCTATTTCCTTTGTAGCCTCATAACTTCTTTTAGCCACCATTGTATCCGGATTAGCAGGATAAGTTACAGGAGAAACATCATACACCTTTTTAATTGAGCGTATAACTCTTTTAGGTTTCATTCCTTTTCTCTCTTGCCAATCTTCTGTTTCTACGGTAAAAGCAAAACTACTTTGATACACATCACCACGTTTAACCATCTCTAAAAGATCATTGCCCAATGTAGTATTAGGTGCCTCAAATTCGTACTCCATAGCATCACCAGTAAGATTTAGCTTTAATGTGCCGCTACTTGTCCTTGCCAATACCATGTTCATGTCATGGTTGAACAAAGCTACGACATCATCCATGTCTGCCTCATTCAATGACTCTGGAGACATCTCCTCATCATACCATCCCATGTCATAGGAGGAGTTAAAGACTGTGGCAGTGCCAAAAATGGTGCGGCTTTCCGGTTTAGCTCTTAGTTCAAAATTTATGCTTCTCTTTTCCATGTTATTTTCTTTAGACCTTTCATCCATTATTTTCTTTGCTCTACTTTCTGCCCAGGGCAACATACTACTTCCTCCCCAGGCATCATACATAATGCTACCACATATCTCATTCTCATTCTCGTCAAAATACTTGCCTTGGTCATATACCTTGGCTCTACTTAAAAAACTATATGTCCTAATTACCTCATCGTCACTTAATGACTCTCTGTTAGCTAATTGCCTTGCTCTTGTCCAGCCAACACTTGTACCACAATCAGAGCCATTCTCCTCTTTGTGTTTCCTTGCCTTCTTTGCTGCGTTAGTCGCTGCCTCTGGATAATCACTGTGCGCCATTGCTATCGTCGTTTATGTCAATCACATCTTCTTCTTGCTCATGTGCAATGCCTTCGGAGGATGGCTCTGTTTTAATATTAGATGCTAATGGTAACTCATAACTGTCTCCACCTTCATAAGGATTCATATTTTCTTTAATACGAATTTCATTAGGTGACATGGCAAGTACATTGCGCATCGTAGTGTAATAAGAAGATCTTGCTGCTATGTCACCACGCAGTAAGCCATCAAGATTAAATCGTGTGCAATACTGGTACTTCTCTGCCTCAAAAAATAATTTCCTATTAAATTCTGCCTCTATCGTTTCGCACAATGGCATAATAGTATAATTTACAAACATCTGGCTCAACTGTTCCATGTTGCCAAATGTAGCCTTATCCATATCTTCCAATAATATACCTGGCACACCGGTAATTCTTGCTATGTCGGAGATAGTAGCTTTCTTAGTTTCATTGAATGCTGCATCGGAAGGATTAAGACCTACCTTTTGGAAATCCATTCCTTCCTCTAAAATAGCAGTACCTCCAGCGTTTTGACTTCCACCAAATGCTCTGTTAAAGCTACTTTTTAATCTATCGTATGCTTCATTGGTTAATCTTCCAGGATGCTTAAGTACACCATTAAGATGCGCACCGTTTTTGTAAAAGTTAGCACCGTAATTTCTATTGGCTAAAGCTAATCCAAAATTGTCACGGTGAACGTCTGGCACTAACAAAGCCTTAACACCATCCCATGCAAGATTTGGAATATAAAGTATGTTATCTCCCTTGTATGTTTTGTTAGTCTCTTTATTTTTAAATATAAGTTCATTCCTACTATTATATCCTATCTCCATTTTTGTTGGATTAAGAATGTGTAGGTTATTTACTCTATTTGTAAGACTGTTCCTGTTGATCACAGCGTAAAAAGCACCATGAGCCAGGTAGTGCAGTACCATTGTTTTATAAAAAGTGTGAGAGGTATATAACTCACATGGCTCTCTGGAGACTATTTTATAATTAGGATGTTCTGTTGCAATCCTTGTACCACCATTATCTAATTTTTCAATAACATCAAAAGGTATAGATGCTACTACACCTCCAAGTATTTGTGTTGCTCTGTAAAAAGCAGGAAGTCCTATAATTGCGTATTCATCCACTGCTACACCTGCTGCACTTCCACGCTGGAACAATGCACCTAAGGTGTCACCGTTAATAGGTGTAGATGGATTTTCTATCGAACCACGTTTCGACGAAAAAAAAGACCGCATGGAGTTAAGTATAGCCATGCGGTAAAAATAAACAAAATCAGTATGAAATCAACAACTTACAGTAACACGTTAAACAAACCTAACATCCATATATGTTTTCTTTGCTTTTCTAAATGAATTATAGGTGCTATACTTCTCATCAAGTCCTAATTCACCTCTTTCTTCCTCCAATTTCTGCCAGGCATCCTCATGCCTTGGATAATCGCTCACAAGTTCGTAAAATCTGTGGAAATATCCACTGGTGCAATTAATTTGCCTGACTTGTTGTGCATACTCATGTTTTTTCATTAAAATCTCCATAATTGACATTTTTAGCTTTTCAATTAGGTACATTATAACATTAATAATCCTTGCTCTCTTTCACCAGATGTGTATATGGTTGGTCTCTCCTCAACCATTATTTGAGCATAAGCCATAACCATAGCTACCGGCCCATCTACTTTCTCTGTTGACTTAGCTTTATCTATCTTTATGTTTCCAGCAGGATCAAACCGCAACATTACATTTGTCATCATCCATTCCATTACCGGATTCCCATCATGTGTTATCTCTGATGATAAAAACATCTTTTCTATTTCTTTTGTTGGTGCAGACATTGAAATAAATCCTTGTCCAAATGGTTTCATGTTAGCACCATCATTTGTAAGCTGTATAACCAACTGCGAAGCGTTCCACCTATCAAACGCTATACACTCTATTTTATATTTTGTTGTTAGGTCAATTACTTTAGCTTTAATAAAATCATAATCAGTAACATTGCCATCTGTCATAATAATATCTCCATCCTGTGCCCATTGCACATAAGGCACTCCATCAGATAATGATCTCTCCCTTACGTTATCCTCTGGACAAAAGAAGTAGGATTTAATATGTGGCTTATCAAGTCCGGCTTGCACAGGGAAACAAAGCACTAAGGCCGCAATGTCACGAGTGGAGGCAAGGTCTAAGCCTGCAAAGCATTTCTTATTATACAGAATATCATCATCTACTTTTAACCTGGTAGATTCAATGTAACTATTAGATATCCAAACACTGGAGGTAGTTGTCCATACGTTTAGATTCTTTGTCATGAATTGTATCTGTTTAGCAGCTCCTTCGTTTAATGCCTTTTGATACTGATCATCCATGTAACTAATGTAAGGAGTAACTCCCAGGTTAGGATTAGATTTTGTCCAATTCTTTTTGTCCTGCCAATCGTCACCTTCATCCAGGCAAAATAGCAAAGAGAAAACGCTATTATCTACTTTCCTATTTTCTAAAATGTCAACCATTACTTTCCGGAACATATAGCAAGGTGATTCACGATTAAAGCCAGCAGTAGTAGTAATTAGGAGCAATGGCTGTGAACGTGATCCCATACCAGTCTCCATTACCTCTAAGACATCACTTGTTTTATGCGAATGATATTCATCTATTCCGGCATAGTGCGGATTAAGTCCATCCAAAGTATCTGCCTCCGATGCAACTGCCTCAAATTTACTATTAGTAGATGGCACATTGCAATTATACTTTAATACATTGACTAACTTGTTAAATGTCCGTGAATCTGCCTTTAATGATTTAAGCATAACCTTTGCCGTATCAAATGCTATCCTTGCCTGATCTCTGGTAGTTGCAGCTGTGTACACCTCAGCTCCCGTTTCATTATCACAGAGAAAACAATACACAGCAATAGCAGCGGCTAACTCTGTCTTACCATTCTTCCTTGCTATTTCAAGGTATGCCTTGCGGAATCGTCTGCCGCCATCTTTTCTCTGCCATCCAAACAGGACCTTTATGAAAAACTCCTGGAAAGGTTGGATGTTAAACCTTTGACCAGCAAATTCTCCTTTAGTATGCCGGAGGGCAGAGATAAAGTTAAAGGCTCTGGTAGCGTATGCCTCGGAATAGGTATATTCCCAATCTTTATTTTTTAAATCATTCAGATGCCGTTCAACTGCCAACCTTGCGTAATTGCCTAACAATAACTTTCCCGAAACAACATCCTCAATAAATTTCATTTATCTTTTTTACTTTTTACAGTTAATCCAAAAATACTATTTAGCAAAACTGCAAAAGCCATCAATCCCCATGCCTCAACATAGTCAATGTATGGCAGATTAAAAATATTAGGGATAAGCCAGTTCCACATGATGTACACCGGCACCGAAATAAGTGCCAGAGCAGTGGCAGATGCAAGAATGGAGATGGCAATTTCTTTAACTTGTTCCATTTTTAGTTCATTTTAAGAAGTTTGGCAATTTCATCCTCCTCATCACCACTTCCATCCTGGAAATACTCTAATGTTAGCCTTGACTTCGGATCTAAGCCTAAAGTCTTTGATAATTCAAGGAAAAGTTCAAAACCTTGCTTAAATGCAGTCCATTCGGCACTTACCTGCCTTGCACCGTTTGGATGCACCATAACTGCACCATCTTTGCTTAATATCTCGGCATTGTGCAATAAATGACCTATTGCCCGTGCTGCGATTGAAAGGTAAATCTCATCAACCTGCTTTCCAGCCTTGTGAAGGTGGAGGTGTTCACGGATTCTGTTGTAGATTCTTTGCTCACCTGCGTCAAGGTTAAACATAGGCTCACCGATTTCACCGGGAGTGAATGTCTTAACGCGTGATTTCTCCAATGTTCCCTGGAGTAGTTTTGTCTTTATGCTTTTTTGTGCCATGTTGTTTATGGTTTATGATTTTGAATTGAACCCCCTTTTAGAGGTTGCGTGAGTGCGAGATAAGTTTAACGCAATGATTATCCTGTACCAGGCATTCCTCACCCCTTCCCCCGTGTATTTCGACCTCTCGCCTCTTGCTGTGACCTTGTTTCATTATTCCATTTGCATTTGTAACTGTGACCCTTGCGGAATATAGTCAATGAATTGTAATTCTAATTGACTTTGGTTTCTTTTAAACTGTGTAAGTATCTTATCACTCTTAATAGTATTACAAGACCTACAAAGTAATGTAACATTATCATAAGTATGTGAACCACCTTTTGATTTAGGTATAATATGGTCTAATGTTGCTGCATTTGATTGATTATAGTTTTCTTTATTAGGATGTAAGCACTTAACGCCACATGATGTGCATATATAATTATGTTTCCTATATACAATATTCCTACTAATTGGCTCGTATTTATTACCATATATTTTAGCCCATTCCTTATCATCTCTAATTCTTTTATATTTATTTCTATTTATTTTTTGATGTTTTTTTCTTGTAATCTTCTTTGATTGTTTATTACATTCAATAGAACAATAATTATTTAATTGAGCAACACTTCCTAAGTTTCTTAATTTAATATCTATACCAAACTCTACATTACAATGTCTACATATAGATATATAATCGTAAGCAGCTGTATATCTTTTACTAACTTTACATTTATCACATATTTTATCTCCATACAATCTAACATCATTACATTCTATACAATATAAGTTAGAACACTTACTTTCATTAGATTTATACTTATAATAATTTTTA